AGTGGTCATCTGAAGAAATCGTTGTTCCATACAAGTCTCCAATTGACAATCGCTGGCATCGCTACTTTGTAGACTTCTGGATCAAGTATCGCAAGAGCAACAATGAAATCAAGACTCTTTTGATTGAGATCAAACCAGACTCTCAGACACGGCAACCAGTCAAGAAAGAGAAAGTGACAAGACGCTTTTTGACCGAAGTGCAGACTTGGGGTATCAATCAAGCAAAGTGGAAAGCGGCGTCTGAGTACTGTTTAGACAGAAATTGGGAATTTAAGATACTTACAGAAAAAGATTTGAGATAAATAGATTACTATGGCACTATTCGACAGAATACTTCAACAAGGCGTTAGACAAGGCATCGTACCTGCACAGACAAAGGTTGCGAGAGAATGGTATCGCAATGCGGCAAAGAAACTTGTCACAAAAATTAGTGCATTACGATTTGAAAGTCGTATGGATGAAACGAGAGTTTCATCAAACATGGAATATGGATACATGTACGCTTTTGCGTATGATCCAAAAATGAAGAAAGAACTTCCGTACTACGATACGTTTCCTCTAATCTTCCCAGTTGAGTTTCAGAATGATGGCTTTCTTGGTATCAACTTTCACTATCTGCCACCAACTCTTCGTGCAAGATTGATGGACGCATTGTATAGTAATCTAACAAATAAAAACTATGATGCAACAACAAGAATGCGTATTTCATACTCAATTCTACAGAGTGCATCTAAGTATCGCTTCTTCAAGCCAACACTTAAAAAATATCTAAGAAGTCATGTTCGCTCAAGTTTCTTAGAGATTCGTGTCAACGAATGGGACATTGCACTGTTTCTGCCAACAGAATCGTTTAGAAAAGCAGACACACAAAAAGTCTGGTCAGACTCAAGAAAGAAAATAGGAAACTAGAATGGCAATTTTTAGTATATCTGAGTTTAAAGCTGGGGTAGGACAACTATTAAAACCAAATTTATTTGAAGCAAATATATCTGGCCCTAGTGGAATAGGAACAATTTCAAATTTTAAGTTTCGTTGCGAAAAAGCAGAATTCCCTGGAAAAACACTTGCAACAGTAGACGATCCGGGTGGTGGTGGACCAACGCTTAAACTGCCATATGATGTGACATACAATGACATTACACTTTCAATTATTTGTTCAGCCGATTTGGCTGAAAGAAAATATTTTGAAAATTGGATAGATTTAATTGTTGGGAAAGCTAATAATAATAAAGCTGGATTGGTTAATTATTATAATGTATACGCTAAAGGGAAAACACTTACAGTAAAGCAATTGGATGAAGCTGGCACTACAAAAGGGACTTGGACAATGCAACATGTTTATCCAATTGCAATCACACCTATGAACGCAGTTTGGGACGAACTAAATACATATCAGAGATTTGAAGTAACTCTCACTTATCGCTATTACGAAATTTCTTAATTATTGGAGAATAAACCATGGCTTTACCTAAAATACAAACACCACTTTTTGAATTGAATTTACCATCTACTGGTCAAGCAATCAAGTATCGCCCATTTCTTGTCAAAGAACAAAAAATTCTTTTGATGGCTATGGAAACTGGAGAAACTAGCTCAATTCTCACAGCAGTCAAGCAGATCATTAACAATTGTTCAGTTGAAGAACTTGAAACAGAAAAACTTCCTATCTTTGATTTGGAATATTTCTTTCTGCGACTGAGAGCAAAATCAATTGGTGAAGAAATTGATTTAAATTTAAGACACCCAAGAGAAGTAAATTCAAAGGGCGAACCATGTTCTTATGTCACAAAAGGCAAACTAAATTTGTTAGATGTTGAAGTGCAAAAAAGTTTGAATCATGAAGATAAAATTATTCTTGATGAAAATTCTGGTATTGGTGTTAAATTTAAATATCCAACTGCTGATCTTGCAAAAAACTTTACTGAAGTAGAAGGCAAAACTGAACTTGACTTAGCCGCAGAAGCAATCATCAATTGTATTGACTATATTTTTGACAAAGAAAATATTTACAAGAAAGAAGATTCTACACAAAAAGAACTTATTGACTTTGTTGAAAATCTTTCACAAGAACAGTTTCAGAAACTTTCAAAATTCTTTGATACAATGCCAAAACTCAAGCATGAAGTTACATGGACTTGTCCTGGATGTGGTCAAGAAGAAAAGATTGAACTGGAGGGTCTTGCAAATTTTTTCGTCTAAGCATTGGGCAAGAAACTCTTCTAAACTACTATAAGACAAATTTTGCTCTAATGCAACATCATAAATATACTTTAGAGGACATTGAAAACATGATCCCATTTGAGCGTGATGTTTACATTTTATTAGTTTCTCAGTATGTACAACAAGAAAACGAAAGAATAGCACAACAGGCTCAAAAACGAGGATAGACAAATTGCAAACAAGTAAATCAAAAGCAGAGTATACTTTATGGCAATAAGTTCATACGGTAAGGCTCTCGCATCAATGGCAAAAGAATCTGTAGTAGGTTCTGCCAAAGGGTTTGGTGCATCAATTAAATCGGCAGCAATGAGCGAAATGCCTGCACTTACGGGTGCAATTGATTTTGCTCGTTCTTTGAGAAAAGAAGCAGAAAAGTATCAAAAAGAAACTGAAAAATCAAACGATGAAATCAAAGACGAAGTAAAAAAACAAGTTAGAGAACAAAAAGTTACAAACACTTTGACTTCTCAGATGACTGGATTGCTCAAATCCATCAGTGAAAATACATTAATTCAAACACGATTTATGGCGCAACAGACAAAGTTTGATCGCCAAAATAGAATATTTGCAGAAGAAGAAGCGAGAGAAAAGGATCTTCAAAATAAAAAATTAGTTGATGCACTCAAAAATCTTGGATTTGGAGGGACAAAAAAAGATAAGAAAGATTCTGATAATGGATTATTGAGTGCAATGATGGGTGGGTTGAATATCAAAGATTTATTGACTGGGGCTTTGGGAGGAGCTGGGTTAATAATAGTAGCAACAATGAGAAAAAAAATCGCTGTTGTTCTTGGTGCTTTGGCTGATGGGGTAAAATCAATTCTTGCCGCAATTGCCGCTTTAGCGGCTAAGATGGGTCTACAAAGTTTAGGAGGATTTGGTAGAGGCACATCTATACCCGGTAAAATACCTTCAGCAAGAACACAATCAAGAATACCTAAAGGACAACCTGGCGCTGGTCGCTTTACAAAAGCACCTGTTCGAGGTGCTGGGCTTAGAGCAGGAATGGGGTTAGCAGGAGCTGCACTCAGAACAAACCCATTTACATTTGCTCTTGGTGCAGGGTTGCTTCTACCAGAAGTTTTAGAAATGATGGGGTATGACCCTTATGGCGCAATGGCAGATTTCTTCTTCCCGCCGGCGCAAGGTTCAACCAATCAAAAATCTTCTACATCTTCCACTAATGATTATCTCAAAAAAGTCATTCAAGTTGAGAGTGGTGGACGATCTAATGCACAAGCATCAACAAGTAGTGCTTATGGATTAGGACAATTTACAAAAGGAACATTTGAAAGTCTTGCCATAAATTCTTCAAGAAATAGCATACTTTATGGTAAATCGTTTGAAGACTATAAAAAGAGTGAAGAACTTCAAATTGAAGCACTCAAAGCATTAACTGAACAAAATAGGGCAAGACTTGTTCGATCAGGTCTTCCTACAGATGATGCGTCACTTTACCTTGCACACTTTCTTGGTGCAGGAATGGCACTCAGAGTTTTACAATCAAATGATAATGTTAATTTAAGGTCTGTTCTCCCATCAAGTTATTTTACCGCAAACCCAGCAGTATTTGGTAATTTAAAAACTGTCGGTGATCTAAAAGCATGGGCTGCCAGAAAGATGGGAGGTTCTGCGCCAACTCAAGGGTCGCAAGCTGGTGGTCGACCACGACCAAATTTCGGAAGAAGATCAAACTCAAACTTTATTGTACCTAGTGCAAATCGTGGTGTTGTAATTGGCGACCCATCTCAAATATATGGTTATGGTTACGGTGATGGTGGTAGTGGTTCAGCAGTTCCTAAAGAATTAACTGTTCCAGTAAAAGATGAAACGGTTGCCAAAAAAATTGATGTTCTAACTGACGCAACTCAAAAAATTAAGTCTTCTTCAGCACAAAATGTTATACAAACAAGAAGACTAAATGAAAATCTAGTCCCAACAAAAAGACAAGAAACACGAAATCAAAGACTCGCTCGGGAAGCAAATGAGAGATTCTTAGCTGGATTTCAAGCCTTAACAACAACAAAAATTACAAACGCACTTGAGAAAGCACTATTCCCTAAAGGGTATGGTGTTACTGCCGCACAAGCATCAGCGGAGCGATATCGTGGGGATGCTCTTGGTGACTTGTTTAAAACACAAAGATTCTTTAATCGCACATTTGGTTCAGAGTATGGACCTCTCTTTGATCAACTAAGTCGTTCTTATCTTGAAATTGGCGCATCAAATGTTGGTAATATGTTATTTGGTAAGACTGCTGGAGTAGATGCTCAAGCACTAACTGGTCAGATACTTGGAAATATACGACAAGGAAAAAAAGATGTAGCACTTGAACAATTACTATATGGAATGACTGGGACTTCTTCTGGTTATGAAACTCTGTTTGCAAAATATGGATTTGGTTCAGCACAACAGGGTGTTCAAACTATGGGCAATATTTTTGGTGCTGGCGCAACAGATATTGTTCGCAGAAATGCTCCATTCATGGGTGAAGTTCCTGGGCAAACATTTTATAAAGACCCAGCAACAGGAAGACAGATTCCATATGGTGGGTTAATGCAGTCTCCATTTGGAACAGTTAAAGTTGGTGGTCTAAATGCACAAGCAGTTTTTGTTACAAACGACAAACAAGCGGGAGTTTCTACAACCGCATCTGCATCTGGTGCAGGTCGTAGCATTGCTACAGGAATTGAAGGTTTTGGTGCAGCCGCAGATAGTCTTGGAGGGCCACTTTTAGAAGCGACTGTTGATACAAATAAAACTTTAACCAATCAACACAATGAACAACAATCATACTTAGAAAAAGTTCATGATGATGATAAGGCTTGGACTGAAAACTCAGATAAAATTAGAAGAGAAAGTGCAGCCGCAGGAGTTGGCGCAACAATGGCTGCGGCAGCATCAACTGGAAATGTATTTACACGAGGAATTGAGTGGCTAGGTAGTATCTTCACAAGTAGTGCTGGTAGAGGTGGTGGCACAAATCTGAATATTGGATTTGGTGGAAGTGGTGGAACCTTTGGCAACTTCTTGATGGATTTAGGAAAAACGGCTGTAGTTAGTAAATTGACTTCTGGAATAAAAAATCCGTATGCTAAAGCAATTGCAAATTTTGGATTAAATCGTGCGGCCGATGTAGGCATTCAAACAATTATGAAGGGTGGGAATATTGGGAATGTTCTTTCTAATTTGTCTACTGCATTTAACTTACCAAATACATTGAATACACTTAGTAATTTACCAACCACACTTAGCAATTTCTTTTCTGGAACAACAAGCACAGGGATTCAAGGTTTCGGTGCAGCCGCAGATATGGTTGGAGGTTCTTTAGCCGCAGGAAGTGGTACTGCAATTAGTACAATAGGAATGGAAGCAGCCGTTGCGGCTCAGCCAGCACTTTCTTATGCAGGAGCGCAAGCTGGTGCTACAAGTGCAGCCGCATCATCTACTCTAGGAAGTCAACTTACTGCACTTGCATCTAACCCAGTAACTTGGATAGTATTGGCAGCATTCTTACTATTTGGTAGAAAGAAAAAAGCTCCAACCGCAGTGCATAAAGCAATTGCAATTGTCGGAAATAGCAACATAGATGCAAAACATACAGTGTTCACACGACACAACCCTCCAAAAGCATATTTCGATGCAGCCGATCAGTTTTTGAACGTAGCATTCAATGCAACAAAAACGCTTGAAATTAAAACTGGGAAACGTGCGCCGTTTGATTACATCTACATGAGAGTTGAAAGTGATAGAGTAGAGATTGACTATGGAGAGGGTGCTTTCAAACAACATCTAAAATCTACTGGGGCGTTGGAAGGAAAGAGACTTGGTGGAGGTATACACACTGTACAGATCCCTGTTGTTGCAAAACAAATAGTAGATCACATTGGTGAAAAATTTAAAACTGCTAGTTCTGAAGACACAGAAAAAATTGAAAGAGGATTAGAAGAATTAGGAAGAAAATCAATTAAAACACTTACATCGGGCATTGAGGCTTCTATATCAAGAGACTTAAATAAAGCACCATCATCAGTAGAATCAAGCGAACTGTCAAAAAGTATACAAGCAGAATCATTACTTACACAATTTCAAGCACCAACAATGGAAACAATAAGTGATGGGGAATCTGAACAATCTACTGGCGAAAGACTTATCTACGACTTTAGAACTGGCAAGATGATCAAACAAAGTGAGACTGGTTTTGGTGTAACTAGAAGCAAGGAAATAAGAAGTGATGGTGAAGGTGGAAGTTATGAAGTTAACACGGTACAATTTGATGAAAGAATTATCGGTATAAACAAACAAGGTAAACCAGTATATAATATTGGCGACTCAGCAATTAATGCAGAAGATATAACAGGAATGCTTGACGCTGACCCAAGTTTGATAACGTCAGTTACTCCTGCGGCAGGAACAATTACACTTGCACCACCAAAAAAAGACACGAAAGATTACTCAGCAGAAATTTATAATTCTAAATCACCAGTCACTGTTGTAACTGATAACAGTCAAACATCAAATGTTTCAATGACTGGTGATGATAGTCCTCCAGATGGAAGGCCTTTTGTATTAGGTACGATTGTTGGAGCCGTGTCATAAAAAAAGGGAAGCATTTCTGCTTCCCAAAAGTTACAACACAAAGGAGAAAGGAAGTTTAGTCTTCCTCAGCCAACTTTTCAAAGTACGACAACCCTTCATCATCTTCTGCATCTTCAGCCCATGGTTTAGAAGATTCAACAGTCTTTGCTTTCTCAGCACGTTGAACTGATTGACTTGGTTTTTCAATTACATCATTGCTACTATCCAGACCAAGAACTGAATTTAGTTTTGCTTTGAGTTCATCATAAGACTTGAAATTGCTTTCACCGAGAAACTCACTGAGACCATACTCAGATTTCCAAATGCGCTCAAGATCATCTTCATCTTTT